GTAATAATCGAGCTCGTGGAATTCCTTTTCCCCGGGTGTTGGTTCAATGCGCTGTATGCTACTCGATCTGAATATACCGTCTATAAAAAACGGGTTATTCGATTGAATATGATGAGCACAATGGGGAATGCTACAACCTTTCCTGTTGAAACACTCATTTTTTGGAGCTTAGCAGCTGCGGTCCTAGCCGAAGAAACAGAGAGCAACTCCCTGCTGATCGATTCGTCGATCTACCAGAGAGTCTCTGTTTTCGGTGATGATTGCATTCTGCCGTCATCTAGCACACCTCTTTTTCTGGATGTGTTACGCCACTTAGGGTTTTTGCCGAACATCGCGAAAACTCATTTTGGTAAAGATGATAAGTTCCGAGAGTCCTGCGGAGGCGATTACTTCGCCGGCCGTGACGTGAGACCCTATAATATAGGTTCTCCCCACAACTTGAAACCATCCTCGCTCGAACCATGGTTGTATACAATAATGAACGGTCTCTTAAAGAAATACATTCTGTATTTCGGGGACCTTAATTACGTATATGATATGGCTTTGTGGCGATTAATGGCAAAGTTGTTTCGTCGACATAATCTCCAGTTGAAGATTGTGCCTGATGACTACCCCGATGATTCTGGTTTTAAAATAACGGAGGACGCTTTTCGCTTTCGTTATGGATTCCAAATCAGTAGAATCGGTAAGGGCCGTTTGTATAGTCCAGCTATTTCAAAACCCGTGAGGGCTCGAAATGGCAAAACTATTAAAGGGCATGACTTACCGCAGTATCGCGATCCTGGTATGTACAGTTTCAAATACTGTACATTCAAGTACCAAGATCATACTGAGACTCTTGTGGGATTAGAATTTTGGCGAAAGCTGAAGTTCCCTCCTGCTCGAGTTCTCACTAGGTACAAGTGTTCTAGTAAGAACGGTTTTGTAAATAATAATTTTTTCTTTTACGAAGTCGTCTCCGAAAGTGCACCTTTCTATTCCGAAAGGAAAAGGGTAGGTGGTTATGTGGTTAGGGAAGGTACATCCTCAAGGTGTACTTACCAGCTAAAAGCTCTGATAGGTAGCCGTTAAGGTCTAATC